TACTGACACTGTAGCAGCTCCTTGGTTTGCACCAGCTGGTCTAAATAGAGGTGGATTACCAACAGTAATTCAACCAGAAATTAGATTAACTGTAAACCAAAGAAATACTTTGTATAGTGCTAACGTAAACCCAATTGCAGTATTCCCAGGACAAGGTGTAGTAGTATATGGTCAGAAGACTTTAACTTCACAAAGTTCTGCATTGAATAGAGTAAGTGTAAGACGTTTGTTAATTGCGCTTAAAAGCTACATTGGACAGATTGCTCAAACATTAGTATTTGAACAAAATACAACTGTAACTAGAAATAAATTCTTGAATCAAGTAAATCCTTACTTAGATTACGTTCAACAACAACAAGGTTTATATGCTTATAGAGTTGTAATGGATACAACAAATAATACTCCTGATGTAATTGATAGAAACTTGTTAGTAGGTGATATTTACTTACAGCCAACAATTACTGCGGAATTTATTCAATTAAACTTTAACATTGAGCCAACTGGAGTAACCTTCGGCGCATAAAATAAAAAATAAATGAAAAACAATACAAAAGTTAGATTACACTTATCTAAGAAATTATTTGAATCAATTACTAAGCAAGTTTTAGCTGAAGGTAAAATGACCAAGGAAGCATTAGGTGGATATACAGAAGTAAAAGAACCTAAAGCTAACAAAGCTGCTGAAAAGATGACCAACAAAATGAAACGAGAAGGTATGGATAAGGTGCCAACTTCAACATCAACAACTAGTGTTCAAGACATGAACCTTGGACCCAATGGCGAGCCTGCCATTAAAGGACTAAGAGAGAAGATGTCATCTAAACAAAAAATGGCAAAAGGCATGTATAAAGAAGATATGGATGATCAAGTAAAAATTACTTTAGATGAGTATACTGGTTCTCCAATCGAATACGAAATAGGACAATGGGCAATGAAGGCGTATCCTGCCATTGCTAAAGCTCTAACAAGTGGCAATACAAGTGGTGATGCAGGTCAAGCAATAGCTGATCTAGGTGGTACTATTGTTACTTTAGCAACTGTAGGTACTGTAATGACTGGTATTGGATTAGGAATAGCTAAGGATTCTATTAAAGCAGCAGCTAAAAAATTAGTTAGTGCCGTTAAGGGTAAGGGTGGAATAAAAGAAGATGAGGCTATGGGAGTTGATCCTGAATTACAAAAAATTGTTGGTGAATTACCACAAGATGTTAAAGCTAAAATAGCTCAACATTAATTAAAAAGTTCTGCTTCCTATATTTATTAAAAAAGAACAAAAATGCCAGTATTAGATCCAAATGAAATTATGTTTACCGCTTTTGAACCTACAGTTCAGAACCGATTCATAATGTATATAGATGGTATCCCTTCATTTATGATTAAGAGTGCAACTGCACCAAATATCAACTTAAATGAAGTTAAGATTGACCACATCAACGTTTACCGTAAGATTAAAGGTAAGGCAGAGTGGCAAGATATGACCTTAAACCTTTACAACCCAATCTCTCCTTCAGGCCAACAGGCTGTAATGGAGTGGATTCGTTTATCACATGAATCTGTAACAGGACGTGATGGTTATTCTGACTTTTATAAGAAGGATTTAAACTTATCAATCTTAGGTCCAGTAGGTGATATCGTAAGTGAGTGGATTATTAAAGGTGCATTCGTTAAAACATCTAATTTCGGTTCTTATGACTGGTCTAACCAAGACGCAATCACAATTGAACTAGGAATAGGAATGGATTATTGTATTTTAAACTACTGAGTACTCAATTACTACTTTTTAAGAACTCCTTACTATTTATTAGAAAGGAGTTTTTTTATGTTAAAAAGTTATTTTCAAATTATTAGGAAGGCTTTATCTGAAAATAGAGTAAAAGGTGGTGTTTATTATGAAGCACATCACATAGTACCCAAAAGTTTTAATAAAAAGTCTAGTACAGTTTTACTTACACCTCAAGAACACTACGAGTGTCATAGGATACTAACTGAAGAGCTAGGAAAGCATCCCATCTACGGACAGAAAATGTTATGGGCTTTCCATAGATTAGCTTATGATAAACAAAGAAAACTAACAGCCGATGAGTATGCCGAAGCTAGAACTCTACTAATGCCTTTATGGACTCGCAAAAAGACAGAAAAGCATAGAGAGAGTATATCAGAAGCTCAAAAAGGTAACACAAACAATAAATCCAGAGTATTTAAGGGGATGAAATCTAGTATTACAATGGAGGGCCGTAAAAAATTAGCAGATTTAGCGGTAGAAAGACAGACCGGTAAAATTGGATTAAATGCAAACGCGAGTAAAGGCATAGTCGTATGTGAATATGAGGACGGTAATAAAATAGAAGCCGGGAGTGCTTTACAACTATCTAAAATCATAAACATTTCACAGTCAACCATCAGTTTTAGACTTAAGGACAACCCAGGCATAATGAAGAAAGGCTACAAAATATACTATAAGGGGTAATCCATACTATTTATTAGCGTATAAATTAAAACAAAAACTATGGCTTTAACACTATCAGGTGGTATATCATCATCTTTTGTATCGGGTGGAATTACTTATCAGGTACAGACTTTCACAGGATCAGGAAATCTTTATGTAGCAGGAACCGGAACTTTAACTGCACAAGTTCTTTTAGTTGGCGGTGGTGGAGGTGGATCAGAAGGCTGTGGTGGTACAGGAAACAATGCATTTGGTGGTAATGGAGGTGGTGCAGGTGGTGTATTTTACACTAGTTCCTATACTTTTTTAGCTACAGACCCTACATGGAGTGTAACAATTGGTAAAGGTGGAAGTGGTGGTACTTATAACTCACCAGCAACACCTGGTGGAACCACTATTATAGCAGCTTCAGCTAGTTTAGCAAGAGCTGTAGTAAGTTCTTCCTACGCAGATCATGCATTTTTTCAATTGACAGGTTCTATATTAGGAACTTTTCATATAACATCTAGCTTAACTCAAGTAGATGCAGCTCCTAACTATTATGTTGTAACAGGATCAACTGCTGCACTTACAACTGCTGCAGTACGAAATAAAATAAATAGTCTATCAAGCAGTTTCGATATTACAGCAGCTTCTGTTGGAACAACACTAACCTTAGTAGCTTTTTCTGGCAGTGCAGGAAACAATTACAAATATGTAAGCGGATCAATCACACAATCTTTTGCAAGTGGTGGAGATGCTGAAATGTTAACAGGTTCTTATGGTGGAGTAGGTGGCCGTCCAAATGGCGGAAATGGTGGATCAGGTGGAGGTGGAGTTGTGAGTGGCTCAAAGCTATTTACAGACCTAGGCTTTCCAGGTGGTTTGCAAGTAGGAAGAGGAGAAGCTGGTGCAGGTGGCGGTGGTGCTGCTAATTCAGGAAGTAGTAATTTTGATATATTCTATAATCCTTTCACAATACATCAAGGTGGAAACGGTGGAAATGGTGTAGCACTTACAATTCAAAACGGTACTCCTGTTTATTATGCAGGTGGTGGTGCAGGTGGTGGATGGGTAAATGTAGGACCTGGTGCTGGTGGATTAGGTGGATTAGGTGGAGGTGGAAATGGTGGTTCAGGTGTTAAAGGAGCAGGCGCAAAGGGTGCTGCTAACACAGGAGCTGGTGGTGGTGGGGGTGCTTTATCTGACCAAGCGAGTAACTGGGGTGATGGTGGAGATGGTGGATCAGGTATAGTAGTTATTATACACGTATAGTCCTTTATTATTAATATCTTAAAAAGCTACCTTAAAAAAGTAGCTTTTTTTGTTGCCTGATATGTAGAATGGTCGTATCTTTAGGTTCTAAATAATATAATATGGCAGCTTTTCTATTTTACACGTTAGTTCTGATTTCATTAGGACTTTTTGTACGACTATTTTGGATCGAATTAGTTATAATAGGAGCAATTTTAATGTTTGTGTTAGGAATTGTTGTATGTTCTACTATCACAGCTATTTGCTTTCAGTTTTTTAGTCTAATGACCTCTCAACTAAACGATCACGGGTCTTTTGCTACCTACTTTATGTATTCAGCAGTATTTTACACAGTTATGATGGTAGTATACGGATGTATTGTGTATGACTTATTCAATATCGGAGTTGAATTTATTCAAAATGTTTTTAGAAAATAACCCATAAAAATCCATATTGTATATATTTATTAATATACAACAAAATTAAGATTATGTCAGAAAAGTTCACACTTCCTACCGAAACTATTGAGTTACCTTCACAAGGTAAAATTTATGATTTAAGCAATCCCCTTTCTTCTGGTACTATAGAAATGAAGTACATGACAGCTAGAGAAGAGGATATTTTAACAAACGTAAACTTACTAAGACAGGGTTTAGCTATTGAAAAAATGCTTCAATCTCTTATTAAAACACCCATAAAATACGATGAGTTGATATTGGGAGATAGAAATGCATTATTAATTGCTGCTCGTATATTAGCTTATGGTTCTGCTTATAGTTTTGAATATACGGACACTGAAGACGAAACAAAGGAAATCATTAATATTGATTTACAGGATCTAAAAAATAAAATTGTAGATTATACAATCTTTAATAATAAAAACGAGTTTACTTTTGAATTACCTAACTCTAAAAACACTGTAGCTTTCAAATTGCTTACTGTAGGTGATGAAAAAGCAATAGATGCTGAGTTAAAAGGCTTGAAAAAAGCTAATTTAGCAGCTGGTGAAGTAACAACTCGCTTGAAAAAGCAAATAGTTGCTGTAAATGGTGACTACGAACCAAAAACAGTAAGAGATTTTGTTGACAACTATTTAATTTCAAAGGATTCCAACCCTCTACGATCCTACATAGGTTCTATATCTCCAGACATTGATTTAACAGTTAATTTTACTTTGCGAAGTGGTAAAGAAATTGATCAAAACTTACCTCTAACAGCAGAATTTTTTTTTCCCGGGAGTTGAGTATAGAGCAGTTTACAAGAGAGAAGTTTTTGAATTAACTTATCACGGAGGTGGCGGCTTTTCGTGGTCTGAGGTTATGGATATGCCTATATCTGAAAGAAGACTTAACATTAAGTTTATTAATGAGCACTTAGAGAAGCTACAAGAAGTAAGAGAACAGCAACAAACAGTTACTGCTGATAAACCCCTAATCTCTAAGCCAAACATACAAACCCCAGAGCAAGCAAAAGCAACTTATACGTCAAAAGTAAAAAAACGATAGATAGCTATTTATTTAGACAAGAGTTAATTTACTATGGCAAAAAGACCAAGAACTAGATCCAGAAAACAAACTACACAAGCACCGGTACCAAATCCCACCCCAATTCCCATAACTGCAGGGGTTTCTATAGATGCAAGTGATGTTGGATACTTAGATAAACAGGCCACATCTTTAAAAAGTATCCTTAACACTACTATAAACATTAATAAAGCTAAGAGTGAGGCGGCTACTTTTACGAAACAAATTGCTCAATTGGAAGGTAAACAGTTGGAAAATGCACAAAGAACTGGAAAACTTTTAAATGAAATCGCCAATTATGAAAAAAATATAGCAACTGCTAAAAAACTCGGAGCTGACCCTAAGCAGATTAGAAACATGCAAGCATTCTATCTCAGTCAAAGAAAGGAGTTAAATAACTTGCAAAAAACTGAAGGTGGTATTTACAAAACACGAGAATTTCAAGCAAAGAAGCAGGCAACAAACCTAGAAACAGAAAAAAAATTAATTCAAGACGTCAACAAAGAGAGAGGAATTGGTAATAGATTATTAGATGTATTCAGAACAAAAGAACAAACACAGAGACGAATTGACATAGCTCGTGCTAAGGTTAACGGAGGTATTAATACCCCAGGAGAGGAAGGAAGTGGAAAAAAGAAAAGTTTAACAGATACTTTAAAAGAAACTAAATCAGGAAAGGTAGCTATTGCAGGAGCAGTAGCAGGATATGAAACATTAAAAGCAGTTGCAAAATCAACTGGTGAGGTAACAAAAACAGCCTTAGCAGTTCCCTTTGCCTCTGCAGCTAATCTACTTACTGGTCAGGATTATGGCATGGGTGGTGGTTCAGTTAATGCATCAGGTGCAACTAGTATGCTAGGTGGCTTAGAAAAAATAGCAAGCTCGATTCCATTTATAGGCGGATTACTAGGTGGGTTAGTGGGTGCATTTAAAGGAATGCTTGATGCAGTATTAGGTGTTGAAGAGGCTAACTTCAGAGTTGCTCGATCAATGAATATTTCTGTAGGTGCCGCAGAAAAAATGAGAAAGCAGTTTGATGGAGTAGCAAATGCTAGTGATAATATTGTTGTTAATTCAACTAGGATGTTGCAATCTCAAATTGAATTGGGTAATCAGCTTGGAGTTAATAAGCAACTTAGTAATGATATTTTAGTTAATGACACTAAGTTAAGAGATATTTTAGGATTGGAAGCTGGATCACGTCAAGCAATTGCTGATGCTTCGATTGTAACTGGTAGAAGTGCAACTAAACTAACTCAGGGTGTTATAGGAACTGTAGGTGCTTTCAATAAAATGGTTGGAACTAGTTTTGAGTTTAATGCTATCATAAAAGAAGCATCTCAACAATCAGGTGTAATGGGATTAACTTTTGCTAAATACCCTGAAAAGATTACAAAAGCTATACTAGCAACAAAAACACTTGGATTTGAACTTAAACAACTAGATTCAACAGCTGATAGCTTTTTAGATTTTGAAGGTAGTATATCAAAGGAAATGGAAGCTCAGGTACTAACCGGTAAAGACCTAAATCTTACAAGAGCTAGAGAAGCTGCTTTAAATAATGATAATGCAACCTTAGCACAAGAAATTACTAAGAATGTAGGCGATGCAAACTCCTATTTAAAACTAAATAGAATTCAACAGGAAGCAATTGCTAATTCTGTTGGTATGACAAGAGATAGTTTAGCTGATGTATTGAAAAAACAAGAGCTGTATTCAAAATTAGGTGCAACAGATGTAAAAACATTTAACGAAAAAATAACACTATTAGAAAAGCAAGGCAAAACACAGCAACAAATTAGTGATTTAATTGGAAAGGATAATTATAATACATACACTCAAGTAAGTACTGCAGAAAAACTATCTGAAATAATGCAGAAAATTCAAAAAGTATTCGTTGACTTTGTAAAAAACTCAGGATTATTTGATTTTTTAACTGATCCAAAGAAGATAGATAACTTTATTAAAGGTCTAGCAGATAAATTAGCAAGTACAATTAGCTTTATTGGTGAAGTTATTGCAACAATGTTAGAAGGTGTAAGTCACTTACCTTTCACAGATACAGATAAGTGGCAGGGTTTAGCAAGTAAGGTGAGATCAGGAGCAGGTAGCCTTGCAGGAGGTATAAGTGCTACAGGTAATTCGCTAGGAGGTGCCATATCTAACTCAGTAAGTGGTACTAAAGAGGCAGGTGCACAAAAAGAAGCAGCACAGCAACAAGCAATGAAACAAACATCGGCTGGTCAACCTTTAAGTTCCAATGTACCAGATTATCTACATGCTAATCTTTACATGGATGGTCATCAAATTACTACAGCAATAGTGCCATTATTACCACAAAACCGTCAGGCAACATCTGGTGCTGGGGGTGGTTAAAGTAAAACATTAAAATCATGTCGCAGATATTAGATCAAATAACGAAATCTCAGCTAAGTAAACAGGGTCAAACCAATTCTACTGGTATTTTTGAAGGTACTCCTTCAAATGTTGCAGTTGTAACAAACTCATCTCATCCAGTAGTAAGTTCAGTATTAAAGCCTCTTGTCAATCCAATTGATACGGTTTACCAAACTGTTCCGCCTCAACAAACGTATTTAGATTATCTACAAGCAAGCAATAAGTAAAGATGCCACTAATCAATTTTAAAACGAATTTAACCAGCTTAAAATACGGTTTAGACGAACCTGGAGGAGGGTATAGTGGACAACCATTTTTACAACTACCTATTCCAGACGCAAGCACACCTCAGGACATACAAAACTTCTATACTCTTAATAGAACTAGCTTAGATTTTCCTATTAGAGGTGGATCAATTACTTCTTTGGTGAATGGTAGCTATACAAGTAATTCTGCTATCTTTGATGCAGAAAGAATAAGTGCTTTTTTAAAGAGTGCTCCACGTGGTAATGCTTTTATCGAAAAACAAGTTGGATTACAACTAACTAACCCAAGATTACAAGTACAAAACACTGTAAACTTAGGTAATTTATCCTTTAGTAACTTAGCAAACGTAGTATTACCGGTTACAAACGCTTATGATCCTTTAAATACTTTAGCACAGGTTGCTGTGATGGGAACTGGAGCGCATTTTAATAGACAAGGAGTATTACCTACTCTTTTTGAGGATATTCAAAGCACTTATCAATATATTGTAGGAGCACCTCAAAACAATACGGAAGTAACAAATAGACTTACAATACTAAAAGCTATAAAATTATTTCCCAATTCAAATTTTCAAGTAAGTGCTAATAATATAAATAATATAGGCATTGATCCAGACCTGGTAGATAGATTAGGTATTTCAACAATACAAAACCAATTATTTAACTACCAAGGTGGTCCTGGTTCAGTGTATGGAATTGGTAGTACTATAATTAGGAGAGCAACTAATCCGGATGGCAGTACTACAAGTACAGATGCAGCTTCTATTCCACCTGCTGAAATTAACGGATTTTATGTTGGTGGCGTTACTCAAGCCTATTCAACGACAGCTTTTACCTATTTGCAACTAGCTCAACAAAATACACGTACTCAATCCGGCACAACTGTTAATTTACCGGGCTTTCAGAGTTTTAACGGTGGATCCTTTACAACTCCATCTGTAGCTTTATCTCCTATGAACGCTAACATCCAAGATTTTAGAGCTCAAACAAATAATGGAAATCCGATAATACCAAGTAGTGATTACACAGTTTACAACATAGCTAAAAATTATAATGGTCAAGGAGGTTTAGGTATTGGTAATCCTGGTTCTCCTTCAACCAATAAAAATTATCGAGTTTCAAAAGGTAATGCTATTGATAGAGTAAACAACCTTAACCCTTTTTATTACAATGCTGTTGGTACAGGTAACGATCCTTGGACAGTTGGTGGAAACGATACAAAAGATATTATTAAA